CGCTTCATAACCACCGCTATTGCCTTCTCAGTGAAGATATGCTTAAATGCTGGGTCAACAGCATACGCATTGTCGTCACCTAGAACGATCAAATAAACGTGGTCCTCAAAATTTCTACCAGGAACGAGAATCTGCCAACAAGCTCTATACGCAATTAGATTAGCGCAACAGTTGAAGATCATAGTGGGTGGGGCACCACTTGGAAGCGGGAAGAACCATTCAAAAATAGTTCCTTCATTTACGTGGTAGGAGTTGGTAATTTCCTGCCACAAAACTGACCTCACTTTATTCTCTTCAACAGCATCTTCACCATAAAATTGCAGTATTAAGCCTAAAACTGCAGCTCCCATAGCGTGCTTGTGACACATATCGAAACCGGCATAATCTCCAGCTCCTTTATTGTCAACATCACCCCATCTGTTGAGCTTAAGGGCGATAATGTTCCAGTCCGGGGAATGTTCATCAATTCCAATAGCCATTCCATTGTGGATACGATTAGCTACGCACCACTTCTGAAACGCTCCAAAATACATCCTAAAAGCAATCAAAAGATCAACAGGACAAGCTGAGATGAGACGTGTGAGACCAGCCTCAACTTTAGCAGGGGAGCGTCGTTCATCCTTCAAACAATCAGTGTAAAGGTGAACGCTACGCTTGCCTTGTGCAGCTTTCGAAATCAATGAATCAACACGCATCGAAAGCTTGACAGCTTCAGGATTTGACAGATCATATTCATCTCCAGTGCCCCAGAACCTAGTTTTCGTGGATGAACCACTCATACAGTTCCAGGGGTAACCGGCAGATGTTGTGCGGGGAATCGCATTCCAAAAACCACTGTCATCACCAAGAATTGCAACCTCTTGAGAATAAACCTCGGGAGTCACCTTATGAATCTCAGACCTCTTCAAATTAACCCAGAGTCTACTAACCGCTTCGTGTAAAAGTATCGGATCGATATAAATATCAGGTTTTCCGTACTTACTTAGCGCAATGGCATTTGGGTCTATTCTCCGCTTTTGACTATCATAGAAAGGCTTAAGACGCGCGGGGAACTTTGCAGGGGGTGAGACTTTTCCATGGATGTGTGAAGGGACAATCTTGGATCGTCCAACACTCCTAGGATAAGGAACATTGGGAAGAAATTCACCAACGGCATACATGTTTGGCATGACATTTTCTGAAGTTAGAACAACTCCAGGAATCTCTTCAATGTTGGGAGGACAGTCTGCGAGAGAACGAACATTCTCTGGGAACATGTTAATGTAGTCTTCTACGAATTCTCGACATAAAGAAGCCGAGAACCCGAATTTCTGACTCACCGTGCCAGCAACATGCATACCAATGATACAAGGCGTTTTGTGCCTGTCATTGACATACAACAAACTGCCACAATCACCAGGACCAGAATGAGCGGTGTATTCATAAGCTTCTCTAACCGTGTAAGGTTCGAAAGACTCATAATCCACTCTAAGATTGGTCTTCTTAGTGGCCACAACAGCGTGAATTTCTGCATGGGGGGATGAAGGAATGAAGAGGACCGCATCAACCTTTTGATAGATTCTGTGTTGTTCCCGAGTTGCGAAGAACTTAACACAACTCCGAACGCACAATGTTCTTAAAGGAAGTGAGATCATTGCAAGATCCATTTGTTCACCAAGTTCGTTCTCGACATATCCATCAAGAACTTCATCTACTGTGACAGCAGTCATGACATAATCGCCTAATGAACGCTTAAAATAGCATTCATCATCACCACTAATTTCACCACTTGCGTGTCTTGAACTTACAACGCTCAAAAAGTGATGAGGCATCATATAAATTCTACCAGAAACATTGACGACATGGCCCATATTTTCATGAGTCTTGCCGGGACCACGGTTCTCCTTGGGAATAGGAACATAGAATGTGAAAACATTACGTTTCACAATTGAATTCATGATCGAATTCAAATTCTCA